GTTGCCGTTCTGGTAGTCGCCAACGATGACTTCGTTGTTGAAGAACATCTGGCAGTTCGAACGATGGCGCGTGAACGCCCCGTTGCTCCAGCCCGCCCGCTCGTGCCAGGCGTTGGTGGCGACGTCATACACCCAGGTCGTGTTGGCGCTGGGGAAAATGAGCACGTAGAAACTGTGGCCGTCTTGCTGGTAGGTATAGGCCAGCGAGTCAGTCAGATTGCCGTACTGCTGGATGTGCCACTCGACAGCGTGGGTGCTGATGCGTTGGCCTGTGTAGCCGTTGGCGCGATAGACAATGCCCTGACCTCGAGCGTCAGCGCCCAGCCAGAAGATGCCGTTGTCCATCTTGGCAATTGTGTAGGCCGAGATGCAACCGATCTCGTTAAATGCGCCTTGGATGCGCTGAAGCGGAAAGTCCTGAGTGCCTGCGTCGTACCAAACCTCTACGCTGTTTGTGCCGTAGACCCAAACCTCGCGATGGTCGATGATCAAACCTACCACGCCGTCAGGAGAACCCTCGGCGCTTGCAAAGTCGAGTGGGTCAACCGACAACCCGTCAAGCAGGCTGGTGATCCAGATTTTCTGGCTGTTCGGTTCGTTGAACACAAAGTAGCCGTCCAAATAACCCACGCTCACCGCGCCAGGGTAATCTGGATCAGTGATCTGCGAGAACACGTTGGTCGTGTTGTTGTAGATGTAGCCGGGGCCGTTGGCAGCAACGAACAACTGGGTGCCGTTGTCGGCCATGCTGACTGGCCCAGTGCCTGCAATTGTGCCCAGCAACGTGGCGCTGTAACTGGTGTTGATTTTGTACAGGCTGTTGCCCGAGACAACAAACGCCACGGTGTTGTCGGACGAGAAGGCCCACAGCCCTCGGATCGGTCCGTCACCAACGGTGGCAAGGTTCAGCAGTCCTGGGCAACGTTGCAAGTACGCAGGCTCTTTACCACCCTCGGGAATGACCTCGGGGAAAAGATTGATCATGCGGGCATCCGCAGCGTTGACGCTGCGAGTCACATACGTCGAGCCAAGGATCGGGGTCTTCATTAGTAGTTACCCGCATAGACGTTGAAGCGCTGGCGCGTTGCGATCAGCGAGTACGGCATCGACATTACATCGTCAGGGTTGTTGATGCGCTTGAGGTCACGCTTGGATGTCATGGCGATACGCACAACCTGGGGCGATGGCTCCACGCCAAACTCAGGTGCAATTTCGCATGCGAGGTTGTAGGCAAACGCCCGCAGGTAACCCGGAGGGAACAAAATCTGCGTGGACAGGTTTGCCGGTTGTGTCAGTTGCTCCACGCTGATGAAGTGAAACTCCAGCAAGCGCGTGGGGCGCGGATAGATGTAAATGTCGATGTCGGGGTAGGTCATGTTGACGAACATGACCTGGGGATACGTGGATGTCACGGTCTTGACCGCGATGCCGTCGTACTGTTGCTGATTGATCAGCTTGATGCCGTAGGACACATTGGTCTGCGGATCACGGAAATAGGTGGCATCGTCAACCAGAATAGGGCGCTCGGCAGTGCCGTTCAAACGCACCAGCGATCCGGTGGGGCCAAGGGTTGCGTTGATCTGGTCAACCGGCCAGTTGCAGATTTGGTCGATGGTTGAGAAGACGGACAGGCGCTCAGTGTTCCATGACTCAATCATCTGATTGAGCGCCATCAGGCAGTCTTGAGACACGGCTGCGGAAGGCGTTTCACCTTCGGCCAGCACACCTAGCAGCCGCAACGCTCGATTGATCTGTTCGCCTGCGGTGTAGGTAGCCATGTCACTCTCCTTCGTCTGTCTGCGGTGCCAAAAAGTCGGGCACTGGGGTTTCTACCGATTCATCGGTTTTCTTGCGGCGACCGCGCCGCGCAATCGGAGCCACATCGGCTTCCGAGGCCACTTCTTCGACAGTCGAAGGCGTGTCAGGATTGTAGCGTGTCCAGCCGTTTTGTTCATCTGCTTCGGCTTCCATGTCGAGCGAGGCGACCTTGGTGCCGTGAACCGGGTGTTGCAGGTAAATTATGGGCATTTTAAGAACGGGGCCGAAGCCCCGTTTGGGTTAAGCAACAACAGCAAATTGCCACTTCGTGCCATCGGACACAAACAGCTTACCAGCACCAGTTGCGTTAGTCGTGGTGCCAATAGAGCCTTTGGGGGCGGTGGTCGTGGTGGTGTTAGCAGTAATTGCGGTGGTCAGAAAGTACAGACCAGCGGTGCCGTTTGCAATCGTTGCGTCAGAAGTCGCAGTCGAAGTAAACGTGCCGCTAACTGTGGATGATGTGATCGTAGCGCCGGAAATAGTGGTGCCCAAAACAAGTTCGGGATCACTATACGCAACGCCAACCGGTTTGGTATTAGGCATGTGGTTGTCCTTTCAAAAACGGGGACCGAAGTCCCCATTTATTACATTTGGAATGCAGACCAAGTAGCGTCAGCAGTACGCACCAAACGATAGGTGATCGCGCCCAGGCGGGGCACGGTCACAGAACCGTAGAACGTAATGCCAGTACCAGCCGTGACCGGCACAGTAGACGACGTGCCGCTGTCATTGTTGTTGCAGATCGTCAGATCAAAGCAAGAACCAACCTTTGCGCTGGGGATAGCAGCGTCCAGTTGAGCACCGGTGGCCGTGGTAACGGTCAACGTAGCGTCACTTGCTTTTTTACAAACGATCAAACCAACAGCCATTTGAGCAGCGGTAACAGTCGTGTCACCAGTCAAAGTCGTGGGAATGGTTTGAACACCCAGTTTGGCTTCGGTCAAATTGCCGTCGCCGAGTTGATAACCACCAGCACCATTAGGGAGAGCCATGATAAATTCCTTTCAAAATTAAGACGTTGAAAGGGGCCGAAGCCCCGTTTCAGATCAGCCCCACAAACGGCAAGCCATTTGCGGACGAATGACGCTGTAACCGTACAGAACGTCAATACGGCAAGGCATCCGGTCGTTGTTGATATCGTACTGGCGAACCACACGCATGGAGATGCCGTTGTGGACAGCGCGAGCGGCCATATCGACACCCTGGGGCAGCAACAAGTCAGCCGTAGCAAACGTGATCGCGTCCTTGTGGTAGACCAAGTTCTGAGCGTAGGCGCTGGCAGAAGAACCGAGCATGGTCACGGCAGCGGTAGCAACCGGGAATGCGTCGATGGTAGCCAGGGCTTGATCAGCGGTGTACATCGCGGGGCTGACAGTCAGCGTAGCAGTGGACGAGCCAGAAGCGGCAGCGGTCACCACGAACTGCTGGAGCGAACCAGTGGACTCGCGGGTCTGCGGGTTCACTGCGTACACACCGGCCACGGTGAACACATCGCCGACGTTCCAGGTTTTGCTGGAGCCGGTGAAGCTGATGCCCAGGGTGGTCGAGCCTTGGGTGGTCACAGTGCTGGTCACGGTGATGCCAGTGCCCCACGAGCCAGTGGTGTGCTGCTTGATCGACTGAGACATGTTGATCTCGTCGAAGCCCAACACGCCCATGCCCATCATGCCGTTCTTGAACTGGCGGCTGATGGTGTCGGTGGGGTTGAACAGACCTTTCATGCCTTCGACCAAACCAGCGTTAGCGGCAGGGTTGACGGTGGCATAACGGGGCGACATGACAGCAGCGGCTTCGTTCAGCTTCTGCTGCGCTTGCAACAGAACCAAAGAAGTAGCGGGAGTCGTGCCGGGAGTGCCCACGGACTGATAGATGCTCTTGAAGCTGTTTGCCACATCAGCGTCGATGGACGATGCCAACTGGCTAATACGAGGCTTCAACACACGCTCTGCGAAGTCGTCCAATTGCATGGTCAGTTCGGCAGAAGTGAAGTTCACGCCGATATGCTTTTGGCTGGCCACGGTCAAGGTGGTGAACTGTTCGTTGTCGTCTTGAACTTGCAAGGCGGCACCGTCAGTGACCAGAGCGCGGTCAGGCAGGCGAATACGCAGGGTCGAACCAATCTTGGCACCTTCAACAGCAAAGCTGTCGTCGTACTGACGGTTCACGTTACGGGTCAACACAAGGTTGTTTTCGAGAATCTCAAGCGCTTTGCGCGTGATCATGTCGATGGTTAAGATACTGTTAGCCATG